GATGGACACGACCAAGAAAGGGACCGCGTATCTTGCGGTAACCGTTCAGATCACCCATCGGCTTGACGGCACAGAATGGCAGGAGATTGAACCGATCATTGCCCGCGTGCCGGTATTCCTCAGTGAAAAGGCATGGCCGACAGCACAAAAGAAACTTAAGGTTATGGGGTTCAAGGGCGATTTCCAGTCCCCACAATTTGATTGCCCCAACGGCCTTCAGTTCCGCGCAACCGTCAACGAGGGTTACACCAACTGGGATCTAGTCGATTGGTCGGGCGGGGGTAGCCGTGAGGCAACAGCCCCGGCCGCGTCTGAACTCCTGCGCCTCAACGCACGGTGGAAACAGGAGTCCGGCGGCACACCGCCACCGTCTTCCCCGCCTACTGCGCCTGAGCCCGTTGCGAATACCAAGAACGATTGGGCCGATGAAGGGGAGAAAATGCCGTGGGAGAAATAACGCCGCATCCCGCCTTGGCAGTGAATAACAGAATGATTTTCGAGTGTATCTCACGGAGCAAGGGGGATCTATTCCTGAGCCTCGCTCAGGTACTCCCCCCTGACCTGGAGCTACGCGATGTGTGGACCATATTCGACGCTATGTGCGCTGACCTTTACGTTACTGCGGGCGTGCATGGAACTCCAATGGAGGATACCACCAATGGCGGATTACGAACCAGCATTCAACCGACTCCTGGAGCATGAGGGCGGGTATACCGCAGACCACGCGGGACCCACGAACTACGGTATCACCCTCCGCGTGCTTGACGTGGACATTGACGGGGACGGGGACATTGACGAAAGCGATATATCGGCACTGACACCTGCGGATGCAAAAGAGTTCTACCACAGGCATTGGTGGGCGAACTACCGCTACTATGTCATCCAAAACCAAGAGATTGCAACCAAGGTGCTTGACCTGAGCGTGAACATGGGACCGAAACAGGCCCATCGTCTGGTTCAACGTGCCTTGCGTGCGTGCGATTTCAACGTAATCGAGGATGGTTATCTCGGCCCCAAGACCTTTGGCGCAATCAACCAGGCCAATCCCCATGAGCTTCTGGCGGCTATCCGGTCCGAGGCCGCAGGGTTCTACAGGTTGATTGCCGACAAACATCCGAACTACCGGCGCTACCTGACAGGATGGTTGAACCGTGCCTACGCATGACCCTATCAATCACCCAAAGCATTACATATCACACCCTAGCGGTGTGGAGTGTATCCAGATTGTGGAACATTTCCCCTTCAACATCGGGGCGGCAATCAAATATCTCTGGCGTGCCGGTCTCAAGGGCGATGCCATAGAGGACTTGCAGAAAGCCGAGTGGTATTGCCGCCGTGAACAGGAAAGGCGTCAGCAACATGAGCGACGAAAAGTACCAGCCCTATCCGAATCAAAAGCCGTGGATGCGGCTCGTAAGCGCCATTGTCACCCTTGGAATCCCGTGGATTTGGAGAAAGGTGACTAAGAAATGAACCGTATCGTTCCATACGAGAAGGTGCGCGGTGCCATTGCCACGGGCGATTTAATCGCCTACAACGGGCGCGGCCCCTTGTCTACCCTGATTCGGTGGGTATCCGGCTACCCGACGCACGTTGCAATGGTTAGCCGGGTACTCGATACCAACGGCGATGACCGGGTACAGACCATCGAAAGCACCTCGATGAAGGTCAGCGGGGAACGTATCATCGGCGTGCAGAGGACCTATCTTTCCGAGCGGTTAGCGAACTACGAAGGAGATATATGGTGGTTGCCGCTGTGTACTCTAAGGGCGTGTCGCATTCTGCGCAACAAAGAGCGGTTCCAGGACCTGCTAGACGCCCGTGAAGGGGCACGCTATGACTTCCTGGGTGCATTGCGGGAAGGGTGGAGTAACATCTTCCCACGCCTGTTTCCGGTCCGTGAAGTAGATCGCCGGTTCTTCTGTTCGGCTCTGGTCACCTACATCTACACCAACATGGGCGTACTGCCAGAGCGGTTGAATTACCGGACAATAAGCCCGAAAGAGCTGTGTCAGTACCAGTTGTACAGTCGGGTCTACCAGCTTGCAGGTGTACCAAAATCCATTCCAGATTTCAACACCGTGGAGATATGACACATGGACAGACTAAAGCGGGATATGATTTTTGCCCTTACAGCCGTGCTGGCGATTGGGTTCAGCGTGGGTTTCGAGGTTGGGTGCCGGACGACGCGGACCCATACCGACGGCACAACCGAGATGACCGAAATTGACCACGAGGCGTTAGCGGCATTCATCGGTCTGGCCCGTGACGTGCTGGAGTACAAGGGGGCACATGATTCCCTTGCCGAGGTGGCGTCTATTCAGCGCGACATGGAAGCAATAGTCGTGGATGGGCGCATTACTAAAGAAGAATTGGCGTTGCTCAGAGAACTGTACGAATCCACAAACAAGGTCCTGGAATCCGAAGGCGTAGTAATCCCGGAGAAGTAACTTGGACGGTCTCTTTGTACCGATAACCAATCCAATTACGTTTCGGTCACTCAGTGATACCAAGACGATACTGCACCTGGGCGACCTGCACTACGGGCATCCCGGCTTTTGTGCTACCCGGTGGGACCGTATCAAGGCGAAGTACCGGGGCAGGAAAGACCTGCTCTGCATCGGCATGGGTGACTATTGGGACTTCTCCCGATGGTCAGATCGTCAGTCGTTTCGCCGGTCCGGCGTTGGGTCATCGGCTCAGGATTGGATTGACGATAAGGTCATGGACGATGTGAAGGCTATGGCCGAGGAACTAAGCCAGTTCAAGTGGATTGGCATTCTAGAAGGCAACCACGACTGGGATTTCCAAGACGGGTCAACTGCAACGTCCCGGCTCGCGGACCTGCTTAGCGTGCGATACCTGGGGACCTGCTGTTACATTTGTCATCAGATGGAGTGCCAGGGTAGCAGGACCACGCTAACGCATGTCTGTCACCACGGAATCGGGGGCGGGTCCCGGACCATCGGCGCAAGCATCAATTCGCTCGAACACTGGACCAAGGCATTCAGGGCAACTATCTATGCGATGGGGCATGACCATTCCAGTTTCGTGTTGCCCTGCACATACACGCCGCTATTCGGTCGCATCAACGCCAAGACCCACGAGGTAGACATTGTGGAACATGAGTCTTGGTTTCTGCGTAGCGGGTCGATGCTTCGCGGGTACATACCCAATGAGCGAAGCTACATCGCAACAAAGGCATTACCGGCCCGTAGACTGGCGTATCCCGAACTGCGCATCGGCATACAGCGAACGCGGGAAGATGGGGTGCGGCGGCTCAAGGCCACGATAGAAGGCATCAACCCGGCATCGTAATGAAAGGGGGTGATTCGATGGTAGACCTTAGCGTTTTGTTCACGTCGATTGCTGGCGTATTTGCCAGTCTGGTTGCGTGGATTACGGAGTTCCTTGCGGCGATGTTTTAGTTTCCCGCGTGTGTAGCGCGGGGAGTCACGGGGCGGGAGGAATGACCCATTTCCTTACCCACGCGACGCCCGCCCCGTGACCGATACTTAGGAGGGAGTATGAGCCTTATAGCGATCGATCCCGGCGCTAATGGCGGCTTCGCCATCGAGGACTGGGACGAAATACAGGTAATCAAAATGCCAGACACGTATCCAGGCATCCTGGACGCGCTTCACAAACTCAGCATGGACATGATTCGCCCATGCGTCGTAATTGAGGACGTGGGCTACCATGTGCAGGGAAACAACGCCAGCGCGTCCTGTAAATTTGCGCGGCATGTGGGCCACCTCGAAATGGCGCTATACAGCGTCAACATGCCGGTGCAGCGCGTGAGGCCGGTGAAGTGGCAGCGCATGTTCGCGCTGCCGAAGGACAAGAGGGAACGCAAACGCAAAATAAAGGAACTCATGGCAGCGCAGTATCCGTACCTCAAGGTGACGGATTGGAACGCTGATGCGCTCGGGATACTGACGTGGGCGCTAAGGAGAGAGAGCGATGTTAGCATGGCATCTTTTGTCTGAAGACAAACGGCTCGGCTACGACGACGGACGGCTAGTAGAGGTGGGCCAGACCCTCGAATGCGAGGGTGAGCCTGCACTGTGTAGTAATGGTATGCACGGTAGCGCGATGCTCATTGACGCGCTGTATTACGCCAACGGCCCTATCGTGTGCCGCGTAGAGATTGAGGGCGACGTGATCGAGGACGAAGACAAACTGTGCGGCCGCCGCCGCACGGTGTTGTGGATGTTGAACGCGACACGGATCCTGCACGAGTTCGCGTGCGCGTGTGCGGAGGATGCGCTAGCTCTAGTCGAGCGGCCCGACGAACGCAGCGTGGCCGCAATCGCAGCGAAGCGCAGGTGGCTCAATGGCGAAATAACGGACGAGGAGCTAGATTCTGCACGGGCTCCTGCGTGGGATGCTGCGCGGGATGCTGCGCGGGCTGAAGCGTGGGCCGCGCTGGATGCAGCGCTGTATGTTGCGCGGGCTGCTTCGCGGGCTGCTTCGTGGGCTGCTGCGCGGGATGCAGCGTGGGATGACGCGCTGGCTGCTGCGCAGGCTGCTGCGGAGGCTGCTGCGGAGGCTGCGTGGGCTGCTTCGTCGGCTGCTGCGCGGGCTGCTTCGTGGGCTGTTACGCGGGATGCAGCGTGGGCAAAGCAAAACGAGCGCCTCACAGCGATGGTGATGGAAGCGCGCGAGAAGGAGGGCGAGTGATGAACGCGATCGAGTGCCTGGCTGTATTGCATCAAGAAAATGTGGCGATGGTGAAGGCGTTACTGCGCCCGGTTGGCGACGATGCACGGAGAAGAAGCTCAAGTGACATAATCCTCACATGGCCGAGGGAGCCGGGCGAAATTCTGACGCCAATAAGCACGCCAACATATGACTATCGCCTTCACCACGAGCAGGCGGCTAAGGCCGAGAAAGGAGTGTGAGTGATGGACACAGGTAAGGACTACTTCGAGACGGCAGAGATAGAGGAACTGCTTCGCAAGAAAATGGAAGACTTGCATGCAATGAAAATTGAGAATCAGCCACCGATTTTTAGAGTGGGCGAGGAAATTGAATTGCGCGGTTCGCATATGCGCATTACCAAGATTGGCAAGCACTTCATGACGTTGAAGCTATTGCCAACGAGGGGTGAGTGATGAATATGATTCAGCGTTTCTGTGCGCTTCCGCCGGAGGCCAGGGCGGCTAAGGACGCGCCATGACGCGCACCACGGCGTGGGACGTGTGGTGTCCGTACTGCCGCCGCTACTGGTACATGTGGCGGTGGACGGCGACGGGCAAGGCAAGCGAGTACGCGCCCGTGAGGGTGTGCCTGAAGTGCGGAGGTATCGTTGAGTAGTTACAGCATTATAAACGCCGACGTTCTAGACGGCCTTGCGCAACTGGACGACGGCAGCGTTCAGACGTGCGTTACCTCGCCTCCGTACTGGGGGCTAAGGGACTACGGGACGGAAGGGCAGCTCGGTCTGGAGCGCACGCCGGACGAATACGTCTCTCGCTTGGTAGCGGTGTTTGCCGATGTTAGGCGGGTGCTGCGGGACGACGGCACGGTGTGGCTGAACCTGGGGGACAGCTATGCGGCTGCGCGTGGTGGTACGCACCAACCCGCTGAGACGTTGGCGGGCGGTATCAGCGGAATCACCGCAGACGGTGAACACACAAACCGTGACAGATTCGACGGGTACAACCCATCACGGAATGCGGCGGCTATTGGTCTGAAACACAAAGACCTCGTTGGCATCCCGTGGCGCGTGGCGTTTTCGCTGCAACAGGACGGGTGGTATCTCCGGCAAGACATCATCTGGCACAAACCCAACCCGATGCCGGAGAGCGTGCGCGACCGCTGCACCAAGGCGCACGAGTATATTTTCCTGCTGAGCAAGCAGGCGAGGTACTACTGGGACCAGGGGGCGGTGAAGGAAAATACGGATAGCGATCCAGACATTCGATCACGTGCTTCTACGTTTAAGAAAGTTGGCAATGTTGGCGGCCATCACTGTGGCGCAGAAGTGCTTTGTATTCTCGGCCGCAACCGCCGCTCCGTCTGGACTGTCGCAACGCAGCCATTCTCCGAAGCACATTTCGCCACATTCCCGCCGAAGCTCATTGAGCCGTGCATCCTTGCCGGTTGCCCCGAAGGCGGCACGGTTCTGGACCCGTTCTGTGGGAGTGGGACGACGGGCATGGTGGCGCTACGGCACGGGCGGCGCTTCATAGGCATCGAACTGAATGCCGAGTATGTGGATATGGCGCACCGGCGCATACAGGGCGACATGCCGCTGCTCAACGCACAGTGCGACCATATCGGTGACGCCAACGAAATGGTACGGGGGTCTATCGAATAATGCCAGGATTTCTCGAATACTACATGAACACGTCCATCGGCAAAGGCGAGCGCAATTCTGCCCTGTTCTTTGCAACCAAATGCGCCCTTGAAGATGGGCTGTCGGAATCCGATATTTGGGACCGGGTGAGGGATAAAGCAAGATCAGATGGTCTCTCAGACAAAGAGATAGAGCACACCATCCGCAGCGCACTCTCCAAACCCGCCGATTATCGGTACAAGAAAGAGAACCGGCAATACCGTTCATCGACCACGCCTATCCGCATCCGCCCGCAGAAAGCGGCCCCATTCCCTACTATCCCCGACGATTGGGAACAGACCAATTTCAGCGATTATCTCTACGCATTGTACCAGCCCGCTGACCTTGTAAATTACGTTATCCGTGCGGTAGACCGGGGCGATGGTTGGA